TCTTGGTGGTGGTAAGAAAGTTATTATTATTGATGAAGCAGATTATCTGAACCCAAATAGTACGCAGCCAGCCATGCGTGCTGCGATGGAAGAGTTTGCGCATAACTGCACTTTCATCATGACTTGTAACTTCAAGAATCGAATCATTGAACCGTTGCATAGTCGATGTGCGGTGATTGAATTCAAACTGCGCAAAGAAGATAAGCCGAAGATGGCGATGGCGTTCATGAAGCGTGCATCGGAAATTCTTACTGGTGAAAAGATTCCATTTGATAAGGCAGTTCTGGCTGAGGTTGTCAAGAAGCACTTCCCTGATTATCGTCGTGCTCTAAATGAACTGCAGCGTTATTCTGTCAGCGGCAAAATTGATTCAGGCATTCTAACAAGCATTGCTGATGTTTCGATTACTGAACTTGTTTCTTCCTTGAAGGAACAAAACTTCGGCGCAATGCGTAAGTGGGTTGCCGACTTCGGTAGCGATGACCCTGCAAAGATCTATCGTAAGATCTATGATAGTCTATATGACATTATGGATAAGTCCACGATTCCGAATGCTGTATTGATTCTCGCAAAATATCAATACCAAGCAGCGTTTGTGGCTGATCAGGAACTGAACCTCACCGCATGTCTTACCGAGATGATGGTGGAGTGTAAGTTCAATGGCTGATCTATTCAAAGAAATTATTCCATCCATTCTTCAGACGAAGCAATATGCTCTTCTGACAGAACAGGATGAGAAATCTTATCCATCATTTATGGTAAACCGAGCACTCTCGTTTCATAGAGATACTGTTCTCTGGGCGAACGAGATGAATAAGTTTTCGACTCTGGATAATAAACTCAAATATGATTTTCTCCTAAATATTGTTAGAGCCCAAAAGCGTCCATACAGCAAATGGCATAAAAAGGCTCAAAGTAGTGATTTGAGTGTTGTCAAGGAATATTATGGTTACTCTGACGCGAAAGCCGAAGAAGCAATGAAGATTCTATCCGACGACCAAATCGCCGCTATGAAGAAACAATTATATAAGGGTGATTGACCATGGTCGAAAAATTAGTAGAAGTCACATTAGAAAAGCAAGACGACTTCCTCAAAGTTCGCGAGACACTTACTCGCATTGGAGTCGCTGCTAAGAACGACAACATTCTCTATCAGTCCTGCCATATCCTCCATAAGCAAGGAAAGTATTACATTGTTCATTTCAAAGAACTCTTTGAACTAGACGGTAAGCCATCCAATATGTCAGACAATGACATTCAGCGTCGTAACACGATTGCGAATCTAATGGCTGAGTGGGGTTTGGTAAAACTCGTCGATCCAGATAAGACAAAGGATAACGTCGCGCCATTAAGCCAGATCAAGATTCTTCCGTTCAAGGAGAAGAATGAGTGGCAATTGGTTTCCAAGTATACAATCGGGAAGAAAAAGAAGGAAGGATAATTTATGCTAATTGTGAATGTGTATAGACTTCGTGATGATATTGAACTTCCAACATACGGCACTACTCTCGCAAATTGTTTCGATTTATCTTTCCAGCCAACTTCAAATGTTGTCAATGGATATGATTCCTTCAATTCTCCTACTGAGAGATCAGTAAACAGTTTTGGAGAATTCTTCATTTATCCTGGAGATCGTCTGCTGGTTCCCACAGGGTTGATCTTCAAGATCGAACGTCACGTTACGATTGAAACATACGCAGACATTACAAAACACGATAGTTCTCTACCACTTCAGAATTACAGCATTCGCCTTCATCCTCGCTCAGGACTTTCGCTCAAGAAAGGATTGGTTTTAGCGAACAGCGAGGGTGTCGTCGACGCAGACTACCAAGAAGAGGTGTTTGTTCTTCTAACGAATATCTCAAAGATGCACCAAACAATTCGTCGCGGTGATCGCATTGCCCAGGCTGAGATTGTTTCAAATGAACCCTTTGACTTTACTGTTGTTACAAAAAGACCAGAAAAGCACTCTGAACGCAGCAGTGGTTTTGGTTCAACTGGTGTGTCAAACTGATATAAATAGAGATGGAATGCTCATTTGGGGTTCCATAACTATACTTGCTTACTAAAGGAGTAACAAAATGACTAATATCACAACACTCACATCCGCATCACTCGATCGCCTCCTTCCAACTGCTCTTGGGTTTGAAAATGCGTTCGCTGCTCTCGATAATGCGGCTCATCTACTAACAGCAACATCCAATGCTTTTCCTCCAGTGAATGTCATCAAGAAAGACGAATACAACTTTGTCGTGGAACTAGCAGTTGCTGGATATAAGATTGATGAGATTGAAATCACTGCTGAGAAAAACTCTCTCAAAGTTGCAGGCAAAAAGGTAGAAGAAGACACTCGCGAATATCTTGTAAAGGGTATTGCTGGTCGTAAATTCGCTCGCCAATTTGTTTTGTCAGACACAGTAGTGGTTCGTGATGCTGCCCTTGCTGATGGCATTCTTTCTATTCAATTAGAAAATGTCATTCCTGAAGAACAGAAACCTCGTAAGATTGCAATCAAGTAACCATTGAGATTATATTATGATTCGTGATGAACTATCGTGGGATGAATTGTTTGTCTTACAGGCTACTCTGATCGCTCAGAAAAGCAAGGACCCGTCGACAAAAGTCGGCTGCGTGATCGTCAATGATGACAATGTCATTTTGTCGACGGGTTTCAATGGCTTTCCAAGAGGCATTGAAGAAGATTGGAAAGATCGCTGGAAGCGTCCAGAAAAGTATCACTGGGTTGAGCATGCTGAACGCAATGCAATCTTCAATGCCGCACGTGTTGGTGTTTCACTCAACAATTCTCGCGCATATCTAAATTGGGAACCAAAGCCATGCGCTGATTGCACACGCGCATTGATTCAAGCAGGAATCAAGGAAGTCATTGGTCCGAATCGTCCGTGGAAAGGAGTCGGTGCTGGTAAGCATTACTCGATCGACCACGCTGAAGTCATGCTACGCGAGGCAGGAGTCCGAATCCGCTATTTCGACCTGCCCCCAGGACTAGGGGAACCCCCATTCTAACACCGCTCTCTCGGCTCTCTCCTCGGCGAGAGAGGATGTCGTAAGTTATTGATTTTATTCGAGTTTTCTCTGTTGTGTTTTCCTGTGGTTCAGGTAGAATATAATTATGAAAAGCGAAAACACTGTGAAAATTGGTGACGTCGTCAAGAGTCTTGACTTCGTTGGTGTCAATGACTGTTATTATGTTGGTGTCGTGATCGGCATCAGCGAGATGGACGGCACTTTCCGCGCTCGCACCGTCCAGCGTGTATGGCAGGGCAATGCTGACAAGAAAATCCTCTCGGATACTTTCGTCGCTCCGTTGCCTGGCAATCATTTCTTCGACGATCTTGCTAAAGAAAAGAATGCTGCTCCTCGTGTGCAGGTTGTGTGGCGTGACTCGTCGGTGGCTGCATAATGAACATCGACAAACGACATGGCGGTGCGTACGATCGTGGTTCTGCTGACAGTTACTATCGTCGTCCTCGTCGTCCACACTTCTTCAGTGATGCGACGTATCAAAGTGATGAAATCACTGAGCAGTTTATGACGAAGCAGCAGATTGCTGAATACAATCTTGGCTTTGATGACAATGAACAATCTGGCAACTTCAAAGATTGGGGCTGATATGAAAATCAAAAAGGGTGATCCGATTTGTGTTGAGTTCTATGGCGTTCGACTTTATGGTCGCGTGCTGAAGGTTGCTGGTCAGAAGTTGACCTACCGCAACGAAATTCGACAAGTCTTTGAGGCTCTTGTGTCAGAGGCAACGCTGCTGACTGAGAAGCAAGCAGTCAAACTGATGGGGTTTTGATCATGAAAAAGCAAACTGAAATGCTGTTGAGTGAGGCGATCGATCTGGTGAATGGTGTCGATCATGTTTTGGCGAACACCATGACTCAGTACGATCTGAGTGCCAAGAACTGTTATGATCTTGCGGAGAAACTTGAGCGTGCGTGTCATGCACTGCTTGTTGTTGGTGATCGCAAGACGCAACAAGACTTGCGTGAGATCCCGATGGGTGAAGGAGTGCCGTTCTAATGGGATACTTTGCTAATTTAGAGATTGATGTCATTGACATGTATCACAGCGATGGCATGAAAGAATCAGAGATTGCAACATCTCTTGGTATTCCTCTGACGCAGGTGCATGAGATTCTTGCTGCTTACGACAAGGATTGTGACGCCGATGCTGATGAGGGTGAGGCTGAGACCATCAGTTATGATGATCTTGAATTTGATCCAGGTGCGGAGCACTACTAATGATTGACATGTCTAAAGTTGTTGAGCATGGACGTGCTCTCGAAGCAATGGGTTGTTGTGTGGTTGTCTTCACTCCAGAAGAATTGCGTGGTGCTAATCCCAACAAAGTCGAGGAACGTCTCGTTGAACTTGGATGGGAAGTGATTGATGATCTTGCCACCGAACCACGTGAGGGTGAAGGCTGATGGAAGATTCAGGATATATTTTTGGCATCTTGATGTTTCTTTGTGGCTTTGTTTCAGGTATACTAATCTGTATTCCTGCTAAACGAAAGGGAAGATATTATTATGATAAGTGAATATCGCCGTTCTATTCTCACACCAAGGACAAGAGTTCCGTTTGACCCTAGCAATCGCAAACATATGATTGATTTTGCTAGGTTTGTAAAGTATAATAGTTGGACAAATGGTTGCTCCTATTTCTTGGAAGATCCTTTTACAGATATTCCAACGATGATTCGAGCAAAAATTGCTGATTACACTTTATCTAGACTGGTGGAAAAAGTATGAGTAATGGTGACTTCGAAGTATTGAATCGCGGCACAATTGAAGAGTTGCAGACTCTTCGAAAGTTTGCTCGTGAAATGATTTCTCTTTCCAAGATTCACGACATGCCTTTGCCGCATGAAGTGCGAACAAAGATTGGTGTCTTGGAGATCTTCTATGCTCTTCATATTGAGAAGTATCCGCAATGATGATCTATTGCGCTGCGCGTTTCAAACCCAAAAAGAAACGCAAGCCAAAGGGTGTAATTGCGAAGAAGTATAACAGGAGCACGGCAATTCTCGGAGTAGAGAAACTTCCGCGCCTTGAATATGGTTCACGAGTTGGGGCTGATGTTGCTCGCAGTGTCCAGTCGCTCAACTCTGATAAAATCTTTACAGAGAAAAGAGAGAGCCTGATGTATACAGGTTCTTTGGTAAAGGGCATCGCAACAATGCACAAAAGCAATGCGGTGCCTGT